GCTCGGTGAACAACCACTCATGGGAGTTAGTCGAGCTGTCAAGCGTCTTGCCATTTAGCACCTCAACAACGTTTTCCAGCCAGCAACCGCTGTCCAAAACATGTACGAGGTCTCTACGCAAGCCAGCAATCAGCCTCTTCTCCATGAGCAACTGTTCCTCCACACCGAGTCCAAACGCCCGTGAGTAAGACTCCCTGGCTTCCGGCGTTACCGGAACGTAGCCAGGGTCAGGTAGTGCGCCTATCAAATGCCCCTCCAAAAAGAATTCCAAACTGCGAATTGACTTGTATTTGGTGGTGAGCCGAACGACCTCATCGAAATAAGGTCCCACGACAGGTAATCCCCGGCTAACAGCCTGCTCAGCCATGGCTATGCCCCGCACTAACCTAGGAGTGAATTTGCGGTCATGGAAATGACGGTAACCGCAAAAAGCACCAGATAGTACCTTATAGGGGTCTCTAGCCATGACCAAACCACGACCCGTACGCACGGGGTGGCTTTGGCCAAAGACTACCTCTTCGAGGCTTCGGGAAGGTTTCTCAACAGTCATCTCGTGACCGCACAGCGAAGAAAGAGCAAGAGGGAACTTGTCGACCACCAACTCCAAGTCATCCACCCTCATGAACAGTAGGCAGTTATCACCATCAGCTAGAACCGACCAAGGACGGGCAAGATCTAAAGAGTCCATCGCGCAGATAACAAAGGTTCCCATCAGCAAGGTATTGCCCAAGCCGGTGTTGTAATCCCCTGATGCACGACATCCTTCCCTAAAGTACTTAACCCCTCCAGCGGTTCTACCACGAAGAGACAACTGAGCGCCTAACATGTCCATGAGGGCCCGATCACCCGGATAAGCGGCCCTATAAACACCCTGCTCCAACTTTAACTGGGCGACACTGACATGCGCCTCGAAAGCTTTCCCGTCAACCTCCACCACAACACAGTCACCCACGCAGCCCATCTTCTCCTCGATGAGCTCGGCACGACCTTGACTCGTGAGTCCCTTACCCGATACCCTAGTAGGCCGACACAAATGACCGTGCTTCCAGTGTCTCCAGAGTGCATGCTCCAAAGGCTTAAGACGACGAGCCAAGCTAAGGTTATATCTGGCACTCCTCGGGTTAATCAATCTAGGTTTCAC